ATAACACAGACTAAATGAGTACATATAAATTAACATTTTCAAGTTTACACAATGCCTGGGCAAATGATGAAAAAATCAGTGCAGTAGGCCAGGATGATGGTGATTCAAGTAATCCATACACAGACGAAACATATACACTGCATCTTACACTAGACGGAGCATTGGTAGCTAACGGAGACATTGACGGATCTGGTACTTTAAGTTTTACAACAGATCTTTCGGTGGCCGATCACCAATTGATTGTAACTATTCAAGGTGCAAAAGATAGCGGAGTATGCATAGACAAATTTGAAATTGATGACAAAGAGATGGTTGCATCACGATTAAAATACAACAATGTGACGGCAGGCGGTTCTGATATATTACGTTGGCAACTAAGCGAGATGTGGCGTAGTTCAGATGTTGACGACACATACAACTGTTGGTGGCCTAGAATATCAGAAGCATCAAGTTTTTTAGATGCAAACTTTCCATATAGACCAAACTTACTAGCCGGAAATGAAATGCATTTTAATTTAACAAAAAATGCAAACAACACATTATCTTTGACTGACGATTATGCTGGTGACACCAGTTCAGTGCTGTATGATTCTACTGAGCCGGTAAAATATTATCTAGCAACCAAACCAAGCACTGAATCAAGTGCTAAATTAAGTTTGACAAATTTGGACGAGGCCGTGGCATACACAGATAGTTCTTCGTTTTGGGAAGTGCATGACGGAAGCACAGTTGACTCTACCCAAGGCGGAATGTACATGGGTCCAGGCCAATATGATGCAGACCTTATTTGGAACAGTGACGTAATTGATGACAGTGGCGACACTGCTTCTAGAATTGTTATTTTGTCTGAGAGAGAATGGAAAATGTATCATTATAATATGAAATGGTTAGTTGGAAACTCACTCGCGGCAATCACAGTAACATAATTCAATCTTAACATTATAACTTTTACAACCAAGTAAATACTATTATTGTTTGAGTTAAATCAAACATTAGGCAAACAAAAGCAAAGGCAACATGAAAAACACAAAGGCACTAGATCAAATAGGCGAACTTACCTCGCGTTTTGTACGCACTTGTCCCCCAACAGCAAAGTATCATGAAAGACTCGCAGAAGAGATGGAGATCATACTCTCGTTACGATTCGTTGATTACTTCTGCCAGATCAGAGATATTTTAGATCTTACCACAGACATAACTCATATGACACGTGGTTCTGCTGGCTCGTCATTGGTGTGTTACCTAATGGGAATAACAGACGTTGACCCATTGCAATGGGATATTCCTGTGGCACGATTTCTTAATCCTAAGAGAGATGACTTACCAGATGTTGATATTGATTACCCTCATTATCGACAAGAAGAAGTTATGAATCGTATATTCAAAAAATGGCCAGGCAAGTCAGCACGTATATCAAATTATGTGTTGTACAAAGACAAGTCAGCCAAACGAGAAGCGGCAAAACGATTAGGACATAAAGGACGACTGCCCAAGAAGTTTACCTATGAATCACTAGGCATAGACCCAATAGAAGCAAAACGAATAGAAAACAAACTGAAAGGCAAAAAGAAATGTATATCAAAACACTGTGGCGGCATCTTAATGTTTACAAGGCAATTACCAAAATCTTTAATATCACAAACAAATCAAATACTGTTAGACAAGAACGAAGTGGAGGATCTAGAACATCTCAAAGTGGACATACTGGCCAACAGAGGACTCAGTCAACTGCTGGAGATCGATCCAACAACAAAATTATACGAGTATCCAGAGATAGACGAGGCTACTTCGTCTTTGTTGAGTCGGGGCGACGTGTTGGGAGTTACCCAAGGCGAATCACCCGCCATGAGAAGATTGTTTAGAGCCATACGACCAAAATCAATGAGAGACTGTGTATTTGCCACAGCACTGATTAGGCCAGTGGCTATGCAAGGTAGACGCAAGGCATCTTTCTTTAACGACTGGACTGCTGATAGAGTATCGGACGTTGTGGTATGTGAAGATGATGCCATTATACAGATAGCACAGTTGATTGGTTGCAACTACTATGAAGCAGACATGTATCGCAGAGCATTCGCCAAAAAGAATGAAGAACGTGTGATGGAGTTCATGACCAGACTAGGTGACCATCCACGCAAGGACGAAGTGTTTGCAACACTGCAAGAGTTAAGTGGCTTTGGATTGTGCAAGGCTCATGCCGTGAACTTAGGTAGACTAATATGGGCATTGGCATACCAAAAAGCACACAATCAAAAAGGATTCTGGGATGCCGCACTTAAACACTGCCATGGTTCCTATAAGAAATGGGTATACAAAACAGAAGCCAAACGTGCTGGCTTGACTCCTGTTACTGTGTCTAAATCTGATCAGTTTGATGATCCTGCTTGGCAATACAAAAAGTATGGTTGGTGGTCTGCAGACAAATTCTTACCAGGATTCTACACACGATCATTGTACCTAGACCGTATTGAGTTTGCTGGGTTGGTTGCTAATGGCAGAGTCTACAAAAGCGGAAATAAAAAATATGTGACCTTTGTTACACTAGGAGTAGACAACGGTTACTATGTAGATTGTACAATTAATAAACCATTTGCTTATTCAGACACAGATGTCATACGTGGTATAGGCAAAATAAAACATCTAAACAATTCTGATTATATTGAAGTTATTGAATGTGAAAGTTTAAACATAGATCAGTTTTACAACTAATTGTCTTTGTTCATGTTTGCAATCAACTGTTTGATCTTAGATGACTCGATGTTTGCTTTTACTTTGCCAACATCATCACCTTGTGCTTTGTGTTCTTCTTTTGGTTCCTCTGACACTGTGGAAGTTCTTTTTAAATTTTGATATATGCTTGGTGCTTGTTTTTTGAATGATTGGTATTCTTCGTCTTCTGCTAAGTCATGTATTCTCAGTGTGTCTATGTTAAACTCTAAATCTACTTTGTGTCCAACACCAGAACTTGATCTAGTTTTCATAAACTGTATCTGATACTTGCCACGTTCTCTCATTGCTCTGCTTGTAAAGATACCAATCACATTGTCCGCTGTTTGTATCTTAGACAGTCCGCCACTAATATGTGAATGATCAAACTCTATCTCTTCAACTGATGCTCTGTTTAACTGCGATGCAGTAATCATTACACAGTTCAAGTCCACAGCCAAGTTTCTAAGTTCTTCGGACACGTATTTGTCTTTCACAAACAAGTCCGATGGCGACACACGTTTGTTGATCGGCATCAATAAATCTAAATAGTCAATCAGTATCACATCACACTTGACGTTGTGCTGTATTTCAAATTCTTTGATATATGCTCTAATGTCAATAGCAGTTGCACCACTTGCAATATATTTGATACGCAACTTACCTGACTCTTTGGCTTTCATCTTAACTTTAAGATCAACTGTGTCTAGATCCTTGTAGATGTCTCTTGTGTTTGTATCGGTCATCATTGCATCTATTCTCATTGCAGTTAAATTTTCACTCAACTCTAATGTCACATACACAGCATTCAAACCTTGTTCAACATAGTTGCAAGCCAAGTTTTGCAAGAACAAACTCTTGCCAGCACCCGAACCACCTGCAAATATATTCAACTCGCCTCTGTTGAATCCACCAAACAGTTTCTTGTCAAAGTTCTTCCAGCCTGTTGCCATAACACCGTTGTTGTCTTTAAGTGCCTGTAATCTTGCTTTCGGATCTTCGAAGTAGTCAGTGCCCATGTCTCGAGTCAATCCAATCTGCACTGCTTCTTTTATCATACCTTCTACAGAGCCATATTCACCTTTTTCTAACATGTCTGCTGATTTAAGAATTGCTGATTCTAATTCTTTGTGTCTTGAAAATGATTCATACTCATCTAAAAACCATTCAAAATGTTTTGGGTCAATATCTGCCGCACTTAATAAAGTTGATCCAGTCTTGGCATTAACCATTTCAACTTCCGGCAATGTCTTATATTCCTGTGCATACTCATGAATAAACTTGGCCGCTTCACGCAGTTCAGCATCATAATGTCTATAGAAGAAAATGTTTTGTGCTCTTACAAACGACTCTGCATCTGCAAGAAACATTTCTAAAAATAATTTTTGTAAGTCTCTAGTATATTCCACAGTCTATATTATATTACCTTTCAATTGTTTTGTCATTCACATAATTGGTTATCAGTAATTCTTTTCTTTCTTTCTGATCTTTCATGTATGTGCCTGTGCTTCGCATGGTATACTGCAAGTCCCATTCCATCAGTGTAAATGTATCAAACAGATCAGTAATAGTTTGGTTTGAATTGTATGTGATCATAAACTTTGCTTCTAATTGTTTCACATCTTCTGCAAACTTGTCATGACTGAATCCTTTGTGTTGTGCTCCGTCACGTCCATATAGATTTGCTTTTATATCATATGGAGGATCTAAGAATACAAAGTCGCCTTCTAGATCATGACCACCCCAGTTTGCTTTGAGTATGTTAGAATAATCTGTGCAAGTAATTTTCCAGTGCTTAATAAGTTTTTGATAATGCACAAGATTCTTTATGTTATTGATTGTGAAGTTGCCATCATATGCTTGTTTTGAAAATGAACTAGCTTCAGTAAGACCAGAGAAAGAACATTTGTTTAGTATAAAAAAGCAAACACCAACAGTGTATTCGTCGCCTGTAATAATAAGTTGCTTTGCATCGTTGTACATCTTTTTTTGATCATCTATAGAATTATATGTTGATGCTTTTACTTTTAGTAAATCTAATGCCATTCTACTGCCTTGGTCTTTTAAATTTTTCCAAAACGCAATTAACGGATAGTATGAATCATTAATCCAAATAGGCACCCATGGATAATTTTTTGTAACATACAATGCCATAGAGCCACCACCCACAAAAGGATCACGATATGCAGAAACTCTTTCTGGTAATAGTGTGCCTAGATAGTTTACTGCTCTAGATTTGCCGCCGGGATATCTTAGTGGAGTCTTAAGTGAGCCAAAGTTTTTCATGCAATTTAATTTTTGTTTTGTTTGTGTGTTTATGTTTCAGTATGGCCTGCATGGTTAATACTTTACCATATCTCAATACTGCATTGTTTACGTCTTTTACATCATTGTGCCATGGAGGCAAACTCACAGACCAGTTGTATTCAATTGCTTGATCTATCAGTTTAGTTCCTGCCTTGTCTCTGTCTGGCACAACAATAACTTCTCTATTAAGAGAATCTAGTTGTAATTTTTGTTTGTGTGCAATCTCTGATCCTAATATAGCAACACCGTCTAACACAACAGCATCAAATATTCCTTCTACCACTATTACAAATTTACGTGACCAATGTTGTTTGTCCATATTAAACAATGTGCCTGGTTGCACATTTGCAAA